TATTGTAAAGGTTTTTCCACCTTCTACTATTAATGGTTGGGTTAATAATTCGGTTGTTGTATTAGCTGTTAAAGCTGAAGATTTTATAGCTGTAATACTATTGTTTATAATAGTAACAGTTGGTGTGCCTGCTGATGTAACTAATATAGATTTAATAAGATAAGTTTCATTAACTAAAGGATTACCAGATCCAAACGGAGTTAACGCAGTGCCACTTGTACTATCGTCTACACCCACAAATTTATATTGGTTTACTACTGCCATTAATCTAAAAAGAAACTTCTAGCTTCTATCTCCTGTTTTAATTCTTCTTGAAATGTAGTGTTTAATTTTTCTAATACTGCATCTAAATCTCTAACTAAAGACTGTGCTACATCTTCTTCGTACTCTGCACTTGCTCTTGTTAATGTTTGTACAATTTTAGCCATTATCTTCTTCCTCCAGCATGTATATCTAATCTAAATGTACCTAGTTTCCAACTAGAATCAACAGCAGTGTTAGAAATTTTAAGAGCTATAGCTCTTCCTCTAGCACGAGTGTCTACTTTATCAGTTGAAGATGATATAGTAAATGGACCTAGTGATGAACTTGCTGCTGTATCATTTGGATAATTTCTTAAATCTAATTGTACAATAGAATCGCCTTGTTGAGATATAAAATCAGGTATAATTCTGCTTACTCTCATAATGTTTTCACCATCACCTCTAAGGTCAGCCATGTTAGTAGCAGCTCCTCTAATAACTTTTTGTGTAATATCATAATCACCAGAAGTAATATTAGCTGGTATAGCTGTTGTTACTCCTAGTCTTACTTGATTAACTCCTGTTTCATGTTCATAGTAATAAGAAATTCCTTCTGTGTTTCCTGTTACATCAAAAGATGTATTTGTGCCTGCATCGTATTGAGTTGCATGAGGTAACCCAAATACAGAAGAATCAACCCAAGTTGTTCTAATAAATAAAGAACTTGCATTAACAAACCATATAGGTCGTTTAGCAGTTGAGTCTAGATAACTATAAGTAACTGACTGTGTATTTACATTTGAGTTTGCTTCAGGATAAAACCATGTAACTTCTCCAAACAAATTATTAATACCTGCATAAACCATTTGATTAGATGTTGTATTTAAATTATCATAAACATAGTCTTCAACTAAACAGTCCATAGATTCTAGTTTACCAGTATATCTAAAGAAACCATTGTCAGACATCCAGTACGCAGCACCATCAACTTCAACAGCAGCGTTCTTACCTATTAATCCACAGTTAGTTCCGACTTGTTCAAAGGCAAAAGTAAAAGGAGTTCCTACAAAACGCATGGTAAATAAAGCCGTGTCTGTCCAAACGTAAAGTGCATTTCTACCAAGTTTAGCACCCATGATTCGTGATCCGGCGGCCAGTCTTTGTGTACCAGCACTATTAGTTGCTGTAGGTGTATAATCATTTATATTTTCTTGAGATGAGAATCTTATAAACATATCATCTTGTGTTGTTTTATCACCAATAGTTGTTTCTGTTCCAAAAAATACTAAGTGACGATCAGGAGTAGATACTAACATATCTCTAGACGCTGTAGGTGCACCAGATATAATAGTTGCTCTTGTTGTTACAGCATTAGTTAAATCTGAATTCCATTCAAAACACTCACCATTAAATATTAAAGCAATGGCTGTGCTACCTAAATTATCTATAGACCACATACCGGGTTCTTCAACTTTATCCGTGGTCGATGCTGCTTGACCCCAGGCTGAGTAAGCACTAAAGTTAGTAACTGTTGCACCATTACTGTGAGAAGCGTTTGTTGTGCCTCTAACATTTCTAGTAATTCCAGTAAAACTTGTAGCTGTAATTCCTGTGTAAGATATTTCTTCGTTATCTACTTGTATAAAATTTGTTCCTGAACTTGGAAAACCTGTGGTGCTTGCCACATTAATCGTGGTCCCTGAACCACCAGTTCCAGCAGAGTCGGCATTTAATGCTCCATTCAATGTAGTAGTTTGTGGATTTGTAACAGTACCACCCCACTGAGATATACCATAACCAAAGACTCCAACCTGTTCAGCTGGTCCTACGTGATAATATTGAAAATAAGTTATGCCTCCAGAAGTAGTTGCTCCTGCTCCTCCTTCATTTCCAGGCATTGTAATAGTTAATGTAGTTCCTGTTGGTGTTGATGTTACCATAAATTTTTTATCACAAAAATCTGCAGCACCAAAGTTTGAACCTGTAATAGCACTAAAAGTAGTTGTGTCACCAAATAAAATTATATCACCTGGTTCAAAATTATGTGCTGATGGAAAAGTAAGAGTTACGGTAGGTGATCCATTACTTGTGCTAAAAGCATTTGTGAGAGCTGTGCCTGATGGATTAGTTAAAGGATGTATATCATAGTATACTCCTCCTGTGTAAACGTATAAAATTCTATTAGTTCCTATTAAAGAATATTTAATACCTGTTTTATTAACCATGTGATGCAAACCTCTAGCCGCACCAGTTAATTTACTATCACCTAATTGAGACCAACCACCTATTTTTTCAGGTGTACCATATCTAAAACGTACATTTTCACCTCCTGTCCATTGTGATTCAGCTCCGGTGGGTGTAACTTGTTTATTAAATCCTGGTAAAAAACCTAGTTTTTGTAGCATATAAAATCCTGTTTATTAGCTATTATATTAGATTATAGAGTAATTCAATCTATTTTTATTTTAAGAAATATACTCTAAATATTGGCCTGCAGCATAGTGTAAATTAAAGACTATAGCATGTTTTGGTTTGTCTTCAAGATTAGGTTTAGATTCATGTCTTAATAAACTGTCCCAAAATAAAATTCTACCTGGTTCAGGTTTAACATGAAGTTTAAGTTCAGGAAAAAATAATTTTTGATTGCTACTAGTTAAATAAAGTATACCTGAAACATTAGCCTGTCCATGCCTGTGATTTGCAGTCCAATCTCCGCGATCAAGTCTAATGCCGTAAGCGTCTGATAACGTATACTCTGGATTTAATAAACCTGTAAATGCAGACAAATAATCTTTACTGGCTGTCATAATAGCTTTAAAACTAGGATTTTCTAAAAAAATATTTTCTGTTCTTTTTCCTTTAACATTGCTCTTGTAATTCCATTCATTATTATTCTTTAACACATCATCTATTATTTCTATAAAATCTGTTCCGTCAAAATTATCAAAGTCAAAACCATAGAGGCAGGTTGATCTCTTTATTTCTTTTTCAATTCTTAATGCAAATTTCATACTTTATAATCTTCCTCAAGTGTATCAAAATCTAGGTTAAATGATATAATAATTTTTTCTATATCTTCAGTTATTTTAGGTGATCTGTGCACCACAAAACTAGGAAAAATAATTATGTCCCCTTCTTTAGCATCTATCTCTAATATTTTTTGTTTGTTGACTAACTGTGTTTTCGTAGCACCTTTTGGAAATTGTAAATAATATACTCCTGTATAATTGTTACTATGTATATGCCAGTTATGCACTCCGTTTTTTTTATATTTTTGAAACCATAGGTTTCTAATATGCACAGTGTTTAACTTTAAATTTTTAATGCATTTTAAAAAATGTTTTTCTAGTAAAGGTTTTATAAACCTCACCCATTCTCTATCCATATCTGTGCTTTTTTGCCAATCTAAATAATCAATTTTATCTTTAGGATGACAATCAAAATCATTTGCAGCTTTGTTTATAAAATTAATTAATTGATCTTGAATTAAATTATGGTGTTTAAACCTGTCTTGAAATCCATAAGACTCTAATATTATTTTTTTCATTAATAACACCAAGATACAAATGAGTATCTTGTTCCTTTTTTTATAGGTTTAATTAAATGCGGGTACATAAAAAGTGATGGAAATATAATTAAGTCCCCAGCTTTAAGTTTTATTTTATAGTCATTAAACATAATCAAATCTCCTCCTGTATAATCATCATTTAAAACTCCTATGATACTTAGTATGGGGATACCTCTAATTTCTCCTGTAAACAAACTATGTATATGGTCACAATGCTTAGACATTATTTGATTTTTTTTATATCTATTAAATCTAATTTTACTAAAACCGTTCCAACCATTAAAAATTTCTCCCCCTATTTTATCAATAAGAATATATTTTTCTAAAGCTTTCCAAGTTAAATGATGTAAATCTTTAAGATGTGTTAAACTATTTCCATTACAAACATCTAATTCTTTATTACCATTTTTAGATTGTTTCTTAAATTCTTTTGAATAAGACCACTGATGTTGTTCCCAATTTTTTTCTTTTGTTAACTCTTTAATAGTAACATTTAAAATATTTTTAGGAATCCATTTATTTAAATGAAGTATATAACTTTTTAAATTTTTCATATTATTTTAAAATTAGCTGACACAGATATTCTTTCTCCGTTACTTGTAAAAGGACATACGTAATGTTTTAAGTTATAAGGAAATATAAAAAAATCTCCTTTGTTAGGTAGAAATGTTTGTTGATCAATGTTGTAGTCTCTATATTCTCCATACGAAAAAATTATAGATCCAGGACCTGAAGATTTTCCTATGTACTTTTTGTTTTCTTTTTTTAATGCAGAAGGTATTTGTAAATATAGAACACTAGATAGATCACAGTTTATATGATGGTGTGGAGGATTAGATTCATTTTTTTTCATATAATTTACCCATGCTGAATTACATTGTAATTTTAATAACTGCCTGTTGTACCAGAAATGAAACCTTTTTTGAAAAGGTTGAAAATAAGGTTCAACAATTTTTGCATATTTTTTTTCATCAATAACGTGTTCACTTTTAATAACTCCAGCTAAAGTATCTCTAGCGTCTTTATTTTTTTTACTACAAAGTTTTTCTACTTTAGATAAGTCTTGTGTGTTTAGTTGTGTCTTATACAACAAAGGACCAAACATGTGTTGTTCATAAGTTATCATAAATAGTTAAAGTTTATTACAATCCTTCTGTCTGTATCTGTTGCAGTTACTGCAGCATGGTATGTTTTTGTATCTATAATTAATAGTTTATTTTCTTCTACCGCAATTTTAGTTTTATCTTTTAATAAAGTATAGCCGTTATTTTTATTTATGTAAAATATAGCTGTATTGCAAAAAAACTCTTTGTCGACATGAAACTCTGATTGTGTATGTTTTTTAGTTTTAAATAATAAATTAGCTCTTATTTCATTTATCATGTTAACTTTAAGTTTTTTAATTATAGGTGTTATAATTGTGTCGTAATAAATAGAATTTTTTTGATGGTCATGGTAAAAGTTATGTCCCATAAAAAAACTATCATTTTTACCTGAAGTTTGAGACTCATTAAAAAACCAAGGAAAAGTATTAGATAATATTATTTCTTTAATTTTGTTAAAGGTGTCTTGATCAAGAAAATTTTTTATTTGTTTATATTTATATTCCATTCTAACGCATCAATAATTTCATCTAGATTAATTTCTTTTAACCTGTGTGTAATAATAAAACTATGCAACTCTGCTGCTTCAACAATAACCCATTTATCTTTTTGTTCGAAAACAATTTTATCTGCTTTAGATTTATTGGTTAGTGGTTTTACATCTCGACCTTCGTCATCCATCTGATACGGCCTAAGATCGTATTTTAATTTTTCATTTAATCTGTTTTTTAATATACCAACTACATCCCAAAGTTCTTTTTCTTTTTGTTTTTTAGTAGCCTGTTTAACGTTAGTTAAATGTTTTTTTATAAAATCTTTCATACTGTAAAGTCAAAATTTATAACAGTTCTTTTACTAAAATCAATAGGGCAATTTCCTGAGTGATATATACCGCCATCAAAATATATAGCTCTTCCTTGTTTAGGAGATATTCTTTTATTTACCACAGCATCAGCATCTAATAATATTTCATCAGATATTTTATTTTTAAAAAAAACACTGTCGCCATCAGAATCATCTACATAGTATAACAAAGTTTTGTAAGGCAAATGATCTTTAACATCTATGTGAGGTACGTTGTATTTTTCTTTAGAATGATTTTTAATTCTAAACGTTCTTCTTATTCTAACTCTTATCATGTCTTTTATTTTTACTTTTTCTTTAATAACAAAAAAATTCAATATGGTTGAAAACAAATTATAGTAATCAGAGTTTATTCCTTTTTCATTATATAGGGTATGAATATGTGCAAATGTTTTAGTTATGTTTGGATTAATAAATTTTTTATTTTCTTTCTGATGAATAATATTATCTGTATAAAACCATGCAATTTCTTCACTGTCTAATAATTCAATATATTTATTTTGTATATTTAAAGGTACAAAATTATCTAAAATTTTTATCATGTTGTTTCTCTTTTAAATGGATATCCCAAATGAGGTCTATCGTCATAAAGATTTTTATCCCAACCTTTTGTTGCTTTATTGTTGTAGTGTAAAAATACTTGACCACACATATAACCTTTAAAAGGTTTTCTCCAATGAGGTAAAATAGTTCCAGAATATAATAATGCATCTCCTGCATTTAATTCAACTTTAATTTCTTTTCCTTTAGTATTTTCTAGATATATGGGCCACATGTCACCACCTAAATTTAAAGTGCCGGAGATTTCACAACTAAATCTATCTTTGTGTTTTTTTAAAATGTCTCCATTTTTATATAACCTAGTGTATGTGTAGGTAGGAGATAACTTAAGCTTTGTTTTTTTTTCTAGCGTTTCATTAGTAGCTGCTAATAATGTTTCCATAGCAATATCTGAATAACAAGAATAGCTTCCAGGTGCTTGCTCGTCACCATCAAAACCCAACAGTTTATTATTTATGTTTAATCTTTTTAAAGAATAAAAAGTTTGTTTTTTCATTCTTAAATAATTAAATAAAAAATTAGCTAGTTCTTTACTAATTATATTTCTACATATTTGATATTTATTTTTATTAAACATAAGGTTTTCCTACTGTCCACATTACTAAACTATACCTTGTTCCTTTTGTTATAGGTGTAACACGATGCCATACAAATCCAGGAAAAAAAATAATAGAACCTTGTCCTAAATTACATTGATTCATATTTGATTTATTTTTCTCCAAAGGTGTTTCAACGTTGTTATTGTAACCTATTTCTAAATCACCCCCACTATATTCTTTAGGGTCATTTAATAAAACACTACAAGATATTTTTCTTATTTTTCCCTCATATTGTGAAAATTTATGATTTTTAAAAGGTTGATGAAACGAATCCATATGCCAATTATAATATTGTCCTTTTTCATATTTAGTAAATTGAATGTCTTCATTCCAGCTAACTTCAAAATTCCAACCCGCATTTTTATTTGCCATATGAAGATAGGGATTTAATTTTTTATAAACTTCTTTATCAAACACCCATTCTATAGAAGAATTTCTACGTTTTTTATTTGCAATAGCTTTTTGTTTTACGCCATCCCCACCAATTTTACCTTTTTTAGTAGCCCTAGGTTTGTATGTTTTTATTATATTATCACACCATGTTTTATCTAAAACATTTTTAAAAAACCATACGTTATGTTTTAAATGCATTATTGATAAATCCTTTCTATGTCTGCAAAATATATATAATCTATATCTGATTCATTAAAAGTTTCTATGGCATCTTTAGGAGATTCTACTAATGGTTTCCCTGCTAAATTAAAAGAAGTGTTCATTAATATAGGCATCCCTGTTTTTTTATTAAATAATTTTAATAATTTATATAATACCGGGTTTTGTTTTTCATTAACTGTTTGTATTCTACACGTGTTATCCACATGTATCACTGCAGGGATTTTATCTTTAACACCTTCTTTAGCTTCAACAGCATATAACATATACGGAGATTCTTTTAATCCGGCCATGTCAAACCATTTATGTGCTTCCTCTTCTAAAATAGATGCACCAAAGGGTCTAAACCATTCTCTATTTTTAACTTTGTTCATTATGTCTTTACCATTTTTAATCCTAGGATCTAGTAACAAAGATCTATTTCCTAAAGCCCTAGGTCCTGCTTCGGCTTTACCTTGATATAAACCAACAATTTTTTGATTAATTAAATGTTCAACTACAGTCTCTATTTTATCATTACCTTTTTCTATATCGTAAACAGGTTCAGGTCCTAAATAAATATTATCAAAATTATTTCGTGTTCCACAATATTTACCAAAAGTTATTGCAGCTCCAATACTATTGCCTTCATCACCACATAAAGGATCAATATAAAGATTAATGTTTTTAGGCAAAAATTTTTTTAACCTATAGTTAAAAACAACATTTAATGCACAACCACCGGTTATAATAATATTTTTTGCGTTGTTAGCATATCTATTTAAAACTTTAATCATTTGATACTCAAATTGTTTTTGACTTTCATAAGCTATGTCATAATGAATTTGTTTATATCCTAATTTTTTGTGATAATAAAGTTCTGGGTATTTTTCAACATTAACAGTAAAGTTAATATCTTTGTTATATTTATCTTTATAGACAAATAAATCATCTTTCAATAAAATCTCTTCTATCTTTTTATTAGGTTTTCCATAAGCTTGTAAACCCATAAGTTTTCCTTCATCGTTTGTTTTAAAACCCAAATGATTTGTCATTCTACTATAAAAAGCTCCGGAAACAGGTCTATGATCTACATCAAAATTTTCAAATCCTTTTAATGTAATTGCATCCATAACAAAGTCAAAACCGTAAATTTCATTAGCTCTTACTTTTGCTTTATGTCCTTCCCTGGTAGTTTGTAATCTTTTATATAAACAATCGAACCCGTGTTCGATACTTGCAAAATACACAGAAAAAACTTCATGTCCTTGTTTACCATTATCCAATATATAATTAGAACCTCGACCATCAGCTACTAATATTACTGCTTCATCCATATCAGTAGAATACATGGCTTTTACTGCATGATTTAGATGATGTGATTTATAATAATGAACTGCATTTTCATAAGGAGAATCAATTAAACCCATCTTGTACATATAACCATAAACAAGATGAGCATCGTGAGTGTTATATCCTGTAACAACTACTCTATCTATTTTAATATTTAATTTTTTAATTTCATTTAAAGTGTGTATGGGAAAAAAACTATCGTTTTTAATTTTAGATAGTCTTTCTTCTTGATTATAATAAACTAATTTAAAGTCACAAAATAAAGCAACTGATGAGTTATGATTTTTTTGTAATCCTAATATGTTCATAGTTTTAATTCTGTTAATGTTTGTCTTGAACCAAAGTCTCCTTTTGCAAAAACATTAAAAGCTAAACTTATTCTTTTACCATAAGTTTCTTCAACATTACCAACTTCATGCATTAAACAAGAAGGAAACAAAATAATTTTATTTGTAGCTGTAGGTATCCACCAAGTATCTGAATTATATTTATTAAATTGTTTAGGGTATACTTTAATTTGATCGTAAACATTTTTTTTAAATCTAATATAATCAAACTTTGGATTTGCATTTATATAATAAACGCCAGATATAATAGAGTTAGGATGAGAGTGTGGATAGTGTACTTGTTTTTCATTCGTGTAGTTTAACCAAGATTGTGTAATATAAAATTTTAAATTACTTGAAGGTTTTAATATTTGATCAACGTATTCTTGAATAAAAGAATTAATTTGTTTTTTTAAATCTTTAAAAGGTTTTTCGTCAAGAATGTAAGTATTTTTACTTTGTAAAACTTTAAACTCCCAATCTGGTTTTGTTTCATATTTAAAAAAATTTTGTAAAGTAGTTTTAGATAAAGGCTCTAAATATTTTTCGCATATGGGGGTCGGAAATAGATCTATTATATTCATAATCTTTCTTATGAACATATATTTAACTGATAATAACTAAAAAGTAAAGACTAACTAATTTCCCAAGTATTGGTGTTTGTGTCCCAGTGATAAGAAGTCATTGGGTCTTCTAAAACATTTTCGCTTTGCCATCTGTAATTTTCTTCACTCCAATAGCACCATCTTAATATTACAGTATCACTTACCACTAGACTTTCATCTGTTGGTTTTGTTACTGGAGCTTGCCAATCATCATTAGAATCTAGTGTCCATGAAGCATATGGTTGTGGTCTTATAAATTTATCTTTAACAGCATCATAAGTATCTCCTATTCCTGCATTTTGTTTTCTAAATGCATTTGTAGAAGAACATTGTTTCCAAACTCCACCTTTAAAAAGATTTGTGCAATAAGTTTCTCCATCAACATGCATGTCATTTTCACCTAAAGGACCATCCGATGTTGGTACGTCATTACCAATTTTAACAGTTTGAGTAACTACGTTGTTTTCGTCTAATTTTGCAAATGATGCCATTACTCTACTGTAAGTGTCCCCGACACTGTAAAGGTAGCTACTTTTTGTCCTCCTGGAGCAGTTGCTACAGTATTTGTTCCTGGTGCAACAGTTAAAGTTGCGTCCGCTGGAGCGCTAACGATTACAACACCTGAACCACCTGTGCCATTTGGAGGAGAGCCATCAAAACCCATTCCGCCGCCTCCGCCGCCTTTTCCGTTGGTTGCATTAGATCCTGAAGCTGTTCTACTACCTCCGCTTCCACCGCCGTCTTGTGCTGGTCCTGGTCCTGGACTTGGAATGTAACCTCCGCCACCTCCACCTCCAGCATATTCTACTGAAGATCCTGATACAGAGCTATCTCTTCCAACTCCACCGGCTCCTCCGGCTGGAGTAGATGTTCCTCCACTGCCGCCAGCTCCGCCGCCGCCAGAATTAATTTGTGTTCCAGCAGGGTTTCCTTGTGGTGGACTAACTGGGGGATTGTTACCTGTTTTAGAAGGATATTGAACTGAACCACTTCCACCATTAGCTTCGGGGTTACCATAACCGCCTCCACCGCCACCGGTTGAAGTAATTGTACTAAAAACTGAATTTCCTCCTCTTGGACAAGAGTCATTTCCTGGAACAGGTCCCGAACCTGTACCGACTGTAATTGTGTGATCTCCTCCCTCTAATTCTATAACAGCAGAATCTTCAGAAGTTCTAAAACCCCCGGCTCCGCCGCCACCTCCGGCTCCGCCACCTCCGCCTCCGGCAACGACTAAATAATTAACTTCGTAGACAACTGAACCGCCGCCTGATCCAAATCCTAAAACTTGATATCCAAACATATTTTATTCTCCTTATGCGTCGTTAGCAGCGTCAGTAGTAAAGAATACTTTTACACCTAGAACTCTACATTCTCCGGTAAAAGTATCACTACCGTCTGCAGCTTTTCTAAATAATTGAAAGTAAGTTTGTTCGCCTGCTGCAGGAGAACCTGCAACTGTCATTGCACCACTTTCAGATGTA